CTTAACTAAACTCTTATAAACAAACGAACCAGGTGGGGCGGTTTTATGAACCTCCCCAACAGCGTCGTCCAATTGTGTGTAATACGCACAATTGTTCAACGACTCAGCAACATCACAGAGGGATCTTCTGAACTCCTCCAAATGATCCCAATCCTTGATGTGTTTAGCACCAAGTTTCGAAATCAACTTCAAAGGGTCGTAGTATACTATGCAACCTCTATCGTGATGAAACACGTACCTCCCGCAGAAGTACCCATATTGCTTCTTGAACAATTTGGCCTCAAAATTCCACATTAGATTAGCAGCTTGTTGTATATCGGGATACTCACAACCCTTAGGAAAGTACAACAAACTGTCATCTCCGCAGAAGGCTCCTTTAATCAATTTTTCCATTGGGAGCATTGATGCAAGACACGAAGCAATGATGACGGTATTACCGATAAAAGTTGTAACATCACCACTCTTTCTCTGGTACCATAAACACGTTTTTATACCAGCAGTGTAATCTTTCAGAGTGGTTTTTCTATGCCCTTGTTTCCACACTTCTGCCAAGAAATCCTCCAGACCCAGTCTCCTCCAGATTTCGTACTCAACAGCACAATGAAACTCGTTTTGAGACTTATCATACTTCGAAACATCCAACTCAAGTACGTCCATTGGGACATGACTGTCTAGATCTCCGAAGAAATCTTCGATCTGAGCCGGTGTCTTTCTCGTAAAGAACAAGAATCTGCTTGAGTCGATACTGTCAAGTAATTGCCTTGTAAGCTCACTGAAAAGAGGACCAAATATTGCGTTGATTTTCTTCGAATGATACACAATCGTTTGCAACGCTGGATATTCTGTCTGAATTGACAGATCCAGTTTCTGCTTCGGTTGCGCTTTAATCATATGCCTGTACTGATCAACGGCTGGAAGATCCACAAAATCAAAATCGGCCAACTGACCAATTGTGACTTGTTCTTGCTTTGCTATCCACCTATTGAGAGACTCTCTACTAAACAGTGAAAAATTTTTGTTTGGTTTTC